AAAGACTATCAAAATCTCTGGCACTTTGGAGTCAGTGGACAAAGCTGGTCGTAAGAGCGAAAAGGCTTACCAATTGAGCAAGGCTTCTGCTGAACTCAAGCGCGACATTGAAACCATCTTGACCGCCAACCAAGGCAAGTCTGCTGGTGACTCTAGCAACGCTCGCACTTTGGGCGCAATGTTGTCTTGGATTAAGACCAACACAAACAAGTCTTCTGGCACTACTGCTGGTGTTGACCCAACTACTGCTGGTACTTCTACCCGTACCGATGGCACACAACGCGCTTTCACTGAAACCATCTTGAAAGATGTGATTCAGCAAGTTTACAGCTCTGGTGGCAACCCTAAGATTTTGATGGTTGGCCCATTCCAGAAGCAAGCTGTGTCTGGCTTTGCTGGCATCGCTGCACAACGCTTCATGGCTCCTTCTGATGGCCCAACAACCATCATCGGCGCTGCTGACGTTTACATGAGCGACTTTGGTACTGTGAGCGTGGTTCCTTCACGTTTCATGCGTACCCGTGACGCTCTGGTGCTTGATCCAGAATACGCAGCAGTTGCTTACCTGCGCCCATTCCAAACAAACGAATTGGCTAAAGCTGGTGACGCTGAGAAGACTCAGATTTTGGCTGAGTTGACTCTGGAAATGCGTAACGAAGCAGCTCACGGCATCGCTGCTGACTTGTCAACTTCTTGATAACACTGGGGGGCTAATCACCCCCCTTTTCTTATGCGCCACATATCATCACAAGACGGTAAACACACAAACTTTCACGATCTTGATGGGAAATATCTCATCGAGACTAGCCAAGACATTACTGGGATTATTGAGAGCAACAAAGCTCAATTTAACGCCATTGATGAGAAAGCTAAGTGGGGTGAATGGACAAAGATCGCCAGTATTCCTAATGCTGTCATTGACGACCTGAACAAAAAGGGAATCATGCGAGGCTTTGCTGTAATGGATGAAAAAAGGTTTCGTGCCTTCTTAAATAACCCTGATAATCGGTTCTTTAGAACAAGACCAGGACAAGTATGAAGGTTGCTATTTGCGTTCCATGTCGTGACACAGTTATGACGGGGTTCGCTTTTGACTTAGCGAAACTGTGTGCGTATGAGGGTGTAACTCGATGCGCTAAAGGCGGCTCGTTGATGATTTATCAAGTGCCAGGCACTTTGATCTTTAATCAGCGTGAACGCCTTGCCGAACAAGCACTCAAAGATGGCGCTGACGCTATTCTTTGGGTTGATTCTGATATGCGTTTTCCAAAGGATGCGCTTCAGATTTTGTTGTCTCGTAAGTTGCCGATTGTTGGCGTTAATGCCACTACTCGCCGTTTCCCTTGTTTGCCTACTGCTTTAGACATTGACAATGAGACAAATGATCTCGTTAAAGTGACAAGCAAAGACAAGACTGGTCTTGAGCAAGTTATGGGCGTTGGTTTTGGCATGGTTCTTATTCGTAAAGAAGTGTTCCAAAAGACGCAAAAACCTTGGTTCTGGTTTGAACAAACCGATAAAGGTGGGACAATAGGCGAAGACATTTACTTTTGTGCAAAAGCGTTTGATGCTGGTTTCCAAACTGTTGTAGACCATGATCTTTCACAGCACATCCGTCATGTCGGAACTTACGAATATGGTTGGGATGATGTATGAGCATTGCTACTTACTCTGAATTGCAGACTGCGCTGGCTAAGTATTTGGCTCGTACAGACTTAACAGATCAAATAACTGATTTCATTCGGTTTGCAGAGATTCGTCTACGCCGTGAGTTGCGTATTCGTCAAATGCTCAAATCTGTGACTACCGCGACTGTTGCAGGCACTGCTACGGTTGCTTTGCCTTCTGACTTCTTAGAGATTCGTGACTTCATCATGGTGACAAACCCTGTGCAGCCACTTACCTATTCAAGTCCTTCAATCTTTAGCCGCAACGCCCGTGTGACAGAAGGCGGCAAGCCTATTTATTACACGATTCTTGCGAGTGAGTTCCAGTTGGCTCCAGTGCCTGATTCAGCCTACACAGTTAAATTGCTGTACTACGCTGCACCAGAGTTCTTGAGCGACACAAATTCAAGCAATGCGTTTATCGCTAACGCGCCTGATGCGCTTCTCTACGCTTCTTTGTTGGAAGCTGAACCGTATCTAATGAATGACGCTCGAATCAATACATGGGGAACTATGTACGACCGAGCAATCTCCACCCTTACAAAGTCTGACGAATCAGCTCAATATTCGGGTGTTCCACTTTCAATGTCAACAGCAACGAGGTAAATCATGGCTGAAATGTCAAACTATCTTGAGAACGCTTTGGTTAACGCTACGTTGCGTAACACAAGCTACACAAGCCCTGCAAGCGTCTACTTGGCGCTCTACACAAGCGACCCAACTGATGCTGATTCAGGCACAGAAGTCTCTGGTACTTCTTACGCTCGCCAAGAGATCACATTTGGCTCGCCTTCTGACGGTGTTACCACAAACAGCGCAGCAATTGAGTTTCCTCAAGCTGGCGGCTCATGGGGTACTGTTACGCACGTTGGTATTCGTGACGCAGACACGGATGGCAACTTGCTGTATCACACTGCCTTGGATGCTTCTAAAACAATCGCCACTGGTGACGTTTTCCGCATCGCCTCTGGTTCATTGAGCGTTACTTTGGCGTGATATGGCTGACCTGCTCCCACCGTGGACAATTGACAGCCTAGATAACCTCAAGGCTAGTCTTGACGATTTAACCCTGTCTCTTGACAGTGAGTTATACACAACGTCTGTAACACTGTGGGATGCTTACGGCTCGGTCAACTCGACTGCTGCCGTTTCATCAAATGCGACAGTAACCTTTGCTGGCGCTGGTGCAGTTGCTTGTACCGCTTCTGTTTCATGCTCTGCCATTCGTGTGGCAATTGGAACGGCATCGGTAGAAGCCTCTGCAAGCGTTTCTTGTGACGCTACTAGGATTGCTATTGGCAACGCCTCAATAACTGCTTCTGCAACAGTTTCTGCGGCTGGACAGCGTATTGCAATCGCCTCTGGTTCTATCTCATGCTCTGCAACCGTAGAAGCAATGGGTGGATTGATATTAGACGGGATTGCTTCTGTAACGGCAGACGCTACGGTAACTGCTGATTCTGTTCGAGTCCGTCAGGCTGACGCTTCAATCTCTGCGACTGCGACTGTTTCTGCCTTGGGTGGCATTACCGCTGATGGCGTTGCAAATATTGAGTGTGAGGCTGTATTTGATGCAAGCGCCTATGCGATCTATGACTTCTATGCGGCTGTCAACTGCGACAGTGTTGTTGCTTGTAGCGGGAACCGCTTGGGTGATAATTGGAGTGACGTTAGCGATACTTCAAACACTTGGGATGATGTGTCACAAAACGAAAACACTTGGACACAAGTAGCCGCAAACACAAATGAGTGGGATGATTCTTCAGTTAGTTCAAACACTTGGACAACGCAATCAGCCACTTCAACCACATGGTTAAGACAGGGATAGTATGCCAACACAACGTATTGTTTTTGGTGAATGGATGCCAGATCAGCCTGGTATCTCAGGCGCTTTGAGTGACGCTAAGAATTGCGTTTCTCAAGCCGTTGGTTATGGCCCATTTCCTCAGTCTGTTGAGTTCTCAGAAGCTGCCGCAGAAAACCTGACAAGTATCTTTGCTAGTAAACAGCCTGATGGCGTAACTAAGCTGTTTGCCGCTGGTCGCACAAAGATTTACACAGTCTCTGGCGTTGGTGCTTTGACTGAGGAAAACACAGGCTACACGACTTCTGCAACTGAGCGTTTTCGCTTTACTCAGTTTGGCGACAACATCATTGCGACTAACAACTCTGAGAAACTGCAATCTTGGGTGCTTGGCTCGTCTAGCGCATTTGCTGACTTAGATGCTGCTGCTCCTATTGCTAAGTACATCACGGTAGTTCGTGATTTTGTTGTTGTCGCAAACACCTACGAATCTTCTAAGCAAGAGCAGTACCGTGTTCGCTGGTCTGCCTTAAATGATGAGACAGACTGGACACCTTCAGCAACAAACCAAGCTGACTTTCAAGACATTGCCGATGGCGGTCAAATCATGGGCATCCGTGGTGGTGAGTTTGGCTTAGTTCTGCTTGAGCGAAGCATCCACCGCATGAGCTATATCGGCACACCGCTGATTTTCCAGTTTGACAACATTAGCCGCAACAAGGGCTGCATGGTTTCTGGCTCTATTGCTCAATATCAAGGCATCACATTCTTCTTGAGTGACGATGGCTTTTATATGTGTGATGGTCAACAAGTCCAGCCTATTGGCTCTGAAAAGGTCGATCGCTGGTTCTTGGATGACGTAAGCGAGAACGATTATGGAACTATGTCTGCCGCTGTTGACCCTGTTCGCAAGTTGATCTTGTGGAACTACAAGAGCAAAGACGGTAGCCGTAAACTGATAATCTACAACTTCAACACAAAGAAGTGGACTTACGCTGACGCAGGCACAGACTACATTTCTGACGCTTCTAGCGCATCTTCTACGCTTGAGGAACTGGACAGCATTAGCGCCTCAATTGACGCTCTTGAAACTCCTTTAGACTCAATTCTGTTTGCTGGTGGCAAATACTTCTTGGGTGGTACGTTTGGTACAAAGGTTACTACCTACACAGGTACACCAATGACAGCACGAATCCAAACAGGCGACATTGAAGCTGGTGGTCAATCGTTGATTAACTTGGCTCGCCCACAAGTAGATCAAGGTTCTGCGACTATTGCCGCTGCCTCACGCCGCTTGTTGAGTGAAGACATTACTTACGGAACGCCAGTTGCTGCTGCTGACGATAACCGTGGTGGT